ATCGCGTACCAACTGGACAGCGTATCGCTTTTTTTGCGCCCATTCCTCAACGGTGTATATTTTTTCTGCCGATCTGACGCAAGTTTCAGCAAATGCAACAATCTGATTGTATTTGTCCTCGCCGACCTTGTTTTTTAGCCACGGGATAACATACGCTGTTATCAGTATGATTGCAACCGTCACGACAGATTCAACAAGTTTTGTAATTAACTCGGGATTCATAGTCACGCCCTCTCTTTTGGTTTAGTTTACTCCATATCTTGTGTATCGTCAATGTTTTTATGCCTTATTTTGTTAACCGTTATGATCATTGTGTTAACCGTTTCAAGCAATCCGCTACCGACAACACACGGTATCAGCGTGTCATATTGCCACCCGTTGTATGTATATATAACAACTGTTGCAATTATAAACGCCGCAAGGAAGATGCCGACTATTATCAGCACCTTATCAAGCGTTTTCATTTTTGGTTTTCGTTTTTTACGCATATCCGCCCTAAAGTGCCGCTATTATTCCGCCCAACTGTAAGAGAGCGTTGATTGTTATTGGTTCTGTCATATTTATTTCCTTTATCCTGTTAATGCGTCAATGTGTGGCTACCTTCTGCATACTTATTGGTACTACTGTATCGAAAAAATCGTAACTAATTTATTGGTACTTGAAGTAGTGCTGTTCATCGTTACAGATAATGAAGATTGACAGTTCGTTAACTTATACAATCTCATTATTCCGTTATTATTTTCTTTTGTGTCTAGCAATTCATAACTGCAACCACTTGTTGATGCAATGGTTGTATTATTAGCTCTATAAGTAGCGTTAGTGGAAGCTGTTGTTGTTACTGCGTATAACGTAGATTTTGCGTTATTAGATACAGATACTTGTACTCCTGCGCCTGTTCCGCTTGCTATTGCAAGCATCTTAGGAGTACCTCCACTCGGGTTACTGCTATAAGCATATCCGCTACTTGTCATGTTCTTCATGCCAGCCGAAAAGTATGTACCGCTCGATGAGGGTGTAACACTCGAATAAGAGTTAATCAAATATCCGCTACCACCCATTTTAACGATATCGCCGCTAGACACGCTTGACGGACTCGATGAAGGTGTTTTGCTTGTATATGACTGTATAGCGTAACCGTTACCATTAGTGGTATATGTCTCGCCGTTAGTCAATGCTACGGGTGATGAATTGCTCGGTGTTATCTCTGTACCACTGCCACCGCCCGAAGGATTCATTTCTACTAACATAGTATCTCTCCTTATTCTTCGGGAATGTACTTGTTATCGTATTCCTTTTCTATGGTATTGCCCCACGAATCAAACAGAATCGCAAATGCAAAATCGTTGCCATCCTTGATGATGCGACCTAAATTGTCATGGTATGCCTGTTTAGCCACCGAAATATCATCATACATTCCTATAAGGCTATACTCCCACTTCTTCGATTCTGCGTATCTAAACGCTCTTACAACAAAAAATTTTGTTTCCATAATTCATTCTCCTTTACTTTAAGATTCTTAAATATACTGTTGCTCCGTTATCCGCATCCGTTGTGTATGTGACGCTCATGTTAGATGTTCCCGAACCCGTTATCGAACTTATCTCGGATGAAGGATTCTTATTTGTTGAACTTCCGTTTACAACGCAATACGGCTTATATCCCCAACCTTGGGTATCATCCAATCCGCTGAATGTGAATGAACCGCTTGAAACTGTGGTCGGCGCAGTCCACTCGTCTAGGTCTGAACTATCGGCTTTGCCACTTATCTCACCTGCCACAAATGATGCTATACCCCCTGCATCCGCAACCGCATTTGTGCTGTCGTATACCGATTTTGTCATATCGCCGCTACCGCCGCCATCTTCACCGTCAGTAACGCTATAATCAAAATGCGTACCGTCAGAAAATGTCATGCGGTATGTCTTAACCTTGCCGCTTGTTGATAGCAGGGTAACGCCTGTTACGCTTACGCCGTTATCCCCTTTTTGCCCTCTCGGAATAAATAAATGAAATATCGGGTCAGTATTTGTGCCCGTATTTGTTACATACGGCGTTGCGTCGGGTGCTATTGCCGTTACATCTGCGATCGTGACCGTTATACTTGCATCTATACCCGAATCCACAAACGCTTCGGTGTTGGTATCCCATACAAACCAATTACCATTTGAACCTATATACGGCGGATTCTGCGACAGTGTTTCGAGTGCCTCGACTAAATCCTCGGCTTGGTCGAGATAATGTTGTATCTGCGGCACAATAACCATAACATCATCAGCCAACTCAACAACCCTGTCGTCAATCTCGTCAACCGCTTTAGACAGACTGTTCAGATTGCTTTCATTCAAGGCAGGCGTTGCGTTGTTGTGCCAATACTGTCTATCATATAACTTTTCCATAGATTACCTCCTAGAATATATCAAGTGTGCCGTTTATCATTTCGTCTTGCAAGTTTTGGATACCTTTAAGGGTTCTCCGCAAGACATATGATGTGTATGTGTTCTGTCCGACACTGATCTCAACCTCATCGCCTGTTTCAATATACGGCAACCCTGCGCACCACATTTCAAACGGAAACCACGTTATGTTTCGCATTTTCTCAACCATTGCATCGGCATAATCGCCAACGTCCTCGTCTGCCCACACAAGATTCTTGAAAAGCCAATTATCGGACATATTATAATCATCAGTGCCGTGCGTGTTTACCGTGCGTTGCAACTTCTTTTCGACTTCGGATACAGTACCCGTGTCGGGGTCAACCTCTGTACCCTTGTATGTAATAATCAGATAGCGGAATGACCGCACATTACCCTCATCAGCCCACAATTTGCTATACATCGCCCTGTTTGCCCGTTCTGACATACTATTCGGGTATAAATCGTCAGCAGGATACAACGTATCAGCAGGCAATAATCGGTTATTATTTAACTCAACACCGCTAAACAAGTCGGTTTCACGGTCAAGTTTGCCGTATTGACAATGCAATTCATAATTTGCGCTTACAAGGTCACGCAAGGTTACATCTGCCAAATTATCTTTGTTTATTTCTATTGATTCTATATCATCCGTGTCAATCTCATATATTATTACATCATTTTCTTCCAACTGCACACTTGATTCCCATAACAACTGATAATTTCCAGGACTACTAGAAGAGGTGTTACTATAAAGCTTTGTCATACAATTAAAATCTATTGTTCTTATATTGTATAAATACTCTAATTTTTCAAGACTTCCAAAAGTCGTGTATGTTGAAGAAATTGATGATTTATCAATTTCTTCTAGCGAATACATTCCGTTATAAGTATTGCCAGTACCAAATATGCAATCCGCAGTAAAAACCCTGCTATATGGCGAAGTCCAAAAATAATCTTGCGTGTGATACGTCATAAAATTATTCCAAAACGTATCAGGATTTTGTATATTGTTATAAACATATTCTCTGAATTCAGCAATACATGTTTTTATTTTATTAACAAGTATGCTAATATCAAATTTATATCGTTTATTTATATCTAACCGCTGTGTTGAAAAACTTTCTATGGTACGATATTGTATACCAGCAGGCGCACCAAAATGTGGATAATATGTCGTATTATTTCCAACCAATTTGAAAGTAAACGGATATATTCCCCAGTCTGTCATAATTCCAGTTACAACAACCAACGATGTTATTTCTTTTGGAGTGATTTCATACCTCTCAAGCAATATATTCTGAATCGTCTGCAATGTTACTGCTGTTGTATCGTCCGAATCGCTTTGTATTTCCTCAATCAAATCATTTGCTTTTGAGTCCAAGTAATCACTCAACAACTTGTTATAGCAGGACACCTTTAATATGCCCGTGCTTGCCTGTCGGCTACATTCCTTGACGGTAAACCACCCAAGCGTTACGGGATGCCAACTATCGACATCATTTTCGTTGATATAATTGACCTCAACGTATGCTTTAAGCCTACGCCCTGTTATGTTTTCTACACCAAAACACTGAAACTCAAGTTGTGTACCCTCGCACAACCCAAATTTTAATTCAGTATCTGAACACATGCGCTCGTCAATGCGTACCGATTCTTTCACAAGGTTATCATTTTCAATACTGAAATCGACCTCGGATTCATCAGCGTTATACACATCAAATCTGTAATTTTTCCGTGTGTTGCCCTCTCGCAACGCCTCTTTGACTAAAACAGGTACGTCAATCATCGTTCCTCTACCTTTATTGTGAATGTATCAAAGTAATTGCCGTTGATCATTTCCTTATGCGCATTCGGCGTTATATCGCAATAAGCGTTAATCGCTTTCATGCTGTTGCTCGTCTGATCGTATACGGCAAGTGTGGTTATATGGTTGTTTGTTGCACTATTCCACAACGCCATGAATGCGTCGGTATCCATACCATCCATACCGCATAACCACACTTTGAATGAGCCTGTCATGCGTGTTCGGGTGTATATCCTATGCTCAACATAATTCCCGTCCTGCCATG